CCAGATCTTCTTCCCGCAGGCTGACTGATTCGCATTGGCCGCCCTTGGTGCATCGCCAATGGGCGAACGTCCCACTCTTGATGCTCTTACTGTACCGCCGGAAGGATGCACCACAAAGGGCGCATTTAATGCGTGTTGTGAACGGGTAATAACGGGTGTTCGTACCGTTTGCCATGTAATTTCTCATCCATGCCCGCTGTTCGTCTTTATACTCATCCGTCCAACAGTCTTTCTTAGCCGTCGATATCCAGTGGCGGGTGATTTCCCGCCCGTCCTTCATATGGAATACCATCACATGATGTTTCGGCACCACAATCTTATCGACCCGGTCCAGGAAAACATTTTCATCGAAGTTATCCAATCCCAGGACTGCTGTACACTCCCTTATGAGGACTGCCTGCGGGATGCTTCCTTTCGCGCCACAGCTCCTGCCTGCCAGTTTATGAGAACCACAATCCCAGAATTCCTGAAAGCCCCTGTCCTTGCGGAGATTGTGCATGAAACTCCGCCCGCATATGCCGCATTTGATTTTTCCCGTGAAGCAGGTCGTGTTCAAGGACTTATTGGCAAACGGTCCCAGTTCCTTACGCCGTGCCATTTCCCTCTGCACATAGTCGAAGATTGTCTTGTCGATAATGGCTTCGTGGTTATTTTCGACATAGTATTGGGGCAGTTCCCCGTGATTCTTTTTCCGCTTTTTTCCTATCGGGTCTTCGATGTATTCCTTCTGCAGGAGCAGGTTTCCCGTGTATGTGATGTTTGTCAGGACAACTTTGATATTGGAGTCCTGCCATCGACAGCCACTCCGGGTGGTGATGCCCTCGGCAGCAAATTCCCGTTCCGTTTCCAGTCTCGACTTACCATCAAGGAAATTCTGGAAAATGCGTTTTACAACAGTGGCTTCTTCCGGGACGATGACCAGACGGTCACTTTCCCATCGATAACCATAAATCTGGAACCGTCCGTTCGGTATGCCCTGCTGGAACCGTTTCCGTGTTCCCCATTTGATGTTCTCGCTGATGGAGCGGCTCTCTTCCTGCGCAAAGGACGCGAGGATGGACAGCATCAGTTCCCCGTCGCCTGTCAGTGAGTGGATGCGTTCCTTTTCGAACTGCACCTCGATGCCCAGGTCTTTCAGATAACGTACCGTATTCAAGAGGTCGACGGTGTTGCGGGCGAACCTCTGGATGGACTTCGTCAGGATAATGTCAATCTTCTCCGCATCGCAGTCCGCAATCATTTTCTTGAATCCCTCACGCTTGCCTATAGTGGTCCCGCTGATGCCGTCATCCGCATAGACTCCGGCGAATTCCCATTCCGGGTTTCTCTGAATCAGTCCGTTGTAGTAGCTGATTTGGGCAGATAGCGAATGGTTCATCCGTTCCGTTTCCATGGATATCCGAGCGTATGCCGCCACTTTCTTCTTCCGTACTATGGTCGGCATGGCACACCGAATTTGTGTAACCTTCTTCATTGTATCAACTCCTTTCGCTACCATTCATCACTCTAAATCAAATTTATAGCAAGTCTATATCCACCAGTAACGGGCTGATAACGGGACAATATTTACCCCGGATACGCCATTCGGCTTTTGCGTATTCGCCCTTCGTAATCAGACCTTCTTGGAACATCTCCCTAATGAAATGCATAGCAAGCATGTACCGTTTTTCTTTCGTCAGCTGTTCAGTGTTCATGTCCGCCACCTCCAAACCTATCTGCCACGTAACAGGTATGGGAACAGTACTTACGATGTCCATTGCCGTAGACGGTAAAAGTCTTGTGGCAGTGTGGGCATTCCAACTGCCGTACAATCCGGTGCTGAACCTTGTCCCTGTGGCTGTTCCACCAGGCCATCCGGCAGGCATCGGAGCAGAATTTCTTCTCCTTTCGTCTGCCATTCTGCTCAATGACCTTACCGCATTGCAAACAATGTTGAGTTTGTTCCGTTTCCGGTTCGGACAATGGATGACGTCGGCAATAGGACTTGACCGTGTTCTCCGACAGGCCTATCTCTTTGGCGATTTTCCGATATCCGGCACCTTCGTTCCGGAGTTTCCTAATTTGTGTTTTCTGCTTATCGTTCATATATAAAACACCTCCTGCTTATTAGCCACGGCAGGAGGTGTTTTCTGATGTTTCCGTTCAATCTTTCTGATAAAATTCGCATTCATACCCGTCCGCTCGTAGAAGCAGCCTTTCCGCCCATTGTGGCGTCCGGCCCATCTGTTCGCATATGGCATCAACACTGACATCTCTGTCGCATTCGATAATCAGTTCATCATGGACATGTCCGACAATGGCACAGCACCGTAACGTTTGCATGGCGTAACAGAGGATGTCCCGGCTGATGCCCTGGACGATGTTTTCCACGAACTTCGGGCCGTAACTTTCCAGCCGTTCCCATTTCTTGGTGGTGCTGATGCCTTCATACGTTACGGATTCTCCGCCGAATCGGTTCTCACCAATCTGTGGCTTGACATAGGAAAGTTTTCGTCCGCTGGGGAGCGTGATGAACAGCATGCCGCTCCGGCACTGGAACCGGATGCCCCTGGCTTCCATAGGGACCCACTCCTTGATGGTCGTCTTCACGGCCCTGTCTACCTGCCACCAGAAGCTGACGATGTGCGGATTGGCTGAACGCCAGGACTGCACAAGTGACTGAAGTTCATCTTCTGGCAGGCCCATCTCCAGTGCGCCCATGGCTTTCAGCGCCCCTACAGATCCGCCATAGCCACATGCCAATTCTGCTATTTTACCTTTCTGCCTGAGTTCGCCATTGATACCGTGCTTTACGACCGGGACGCCAAACATACGGCTTGCCGTACTGCAGTAGATGTCCTCGCCCCTGGCGAACGCCTGGGACTTCCACGTTTCGCCGGCAAGCCACGCCAGCACCCGAGCCTCGATGGCTGAGAAGTCCGATACGACAAACTTCATGCCTTCATGCGGGATGAATGCGGTACGGATGAGCTGCGACAGGACATCGGGAATGGAATCGTAGAGAAGCTTCAGTGCTTCATAGTTGCCTTGCCGTACCAGCTCCCGTGCTTCAGAAAGGTATGTCATATCGTTACGGGGTAGATTTTGTAATTGGATGTGCCGCCCGGCAAACCGTCCGGTACGGTTTGCCCCGTAGAACTGGAACATGCCTCTCGCCCTTCCGTCCTTGCAGGCTGTCATTTCCATCGCCTGGTATTTCCGTACTGAGGACTTTGCCAGTTTCTGACGGAGCAAAAGCACACTGCGCAGCGGCTCGGCTGCCGTTTTCAAAAGTTCCTGCACGTTCTTTTTCCCTAGGGAATCCGTCTTCATGCCGTGTTCTTCGAGCCATCCGAGCATCTGGGTGACGGAATTGGGGTTCTCAAGACCAGTCCTTTCCTTTAGTTCGTCCATCAAGGATTCCCGGCTTCGGGCATCTATGGCTACGGCCTGAGCGACCAGCGTCCTGTCGATGGCGATGCCCCGGTCGTTGATTTCCTGGTCCAGATGGTACTCGTCCCATACACTTTCTGGTACAGGGTAGTTCTTCAGCCGTTCCTGGATGTCCATTTCTACTTCCACATCCCGTTTGTTATAGGCCTTGAACAGCGCCCATTTGTCCGGCGCATGCTGCGGAAGATTCCTCGTCCTGCCGCCATTCGACTTAGTTTCCTTGCAAGGAACACAGAAATAACGGATCAGGTCTTTGCCTTCCTTCATCTTCTGACTGTCCAGATTCAGCACGGCACCGGCTCCTCCCAACGACAGCGGAAGACCCATATAAGCCGACCAGACCATAGAGCATTTCCATCCTGCCGGATTGAGGAACCTGGCACATTCCCGGGAAAGAGGATGATGGTCATGGAACTGGTCCAGGCTTATCCCCAGGTCACTCAGGTACCTCGACAGGCAGATTCGTTCAAAGCTGGCGTTGAAGGCCCACTTGGTAACGGATTCATCCGTCAGCGCATCCAGAATTTCATCCGGGATGCTTTCTCCCTGTGCCAGATCGACCACCTGCACTTCGCCCCCATCCACCGCATAGCCAAAAAGAAGGATTTCAAAATCCGGGGACTCGGCATATTTGTACACGCCGCATTTGGCCAGGTTCACACTGCTAAAGGTCTCCAAGTCACAACTCAAAGTTCTTATTTTAACCACGAAAATGACCCTCCATTTTTTATTTTGCTAATTGTATC